ATTGATCTGATCCGCAGCAGTCGTCATTCTTTTCGCCTTCGTAGCCGGTTAACTATGGGTGCAGGGGCGTCCAGAGTGTACCGCACCCACCCATTTTTTTCGTCCGCAACGGCCTCAGTTTCGCTTATGGCGACCTTGGTGCCGTGCTTCTCATGCCGTAGATAGATGACCATAAGTGAGAAAGGGGGGCCGTAGCCCCCCATTCATTAGGCGGTACGGTACACCGAGTACGCGCCATCGCCGGTCTTGCGGAACAAAAACTGCGCCGCGCCGCCAACGCCAGCAGCACTGCCGGTAATAGCAACCACCAAGTTACCGACAGCGGTGATGCCCGTGCCGACAGCCACCGTAATCAGGCCCGTTGAGGTGCCCAAGTTAATAACGGCTAACTCGAACGTGCTGCCGACCTTAGCGTTGGTCAGACTAGCGTCTAGCTGCGCAGCCGTTGGCAGCGTGTAGGTTGCTGCGGTAGTGGATGGGTTACCAACCAAAATTCCGCCGGTGGTTTGAGCCACCGTCAGCGTGGCCGTAGCCGTAGCCGTTTGCGGTGCCGAAAGAGCGCCGAGTTTAATTTCATTGAGGTTGCCGTCGCCAAGTTGCGAACCGCCGCCGACTGATGGGAGTGCCATGATTATTTCCTTTGGAATAAGTTTAGATAAACGGGGCCGAAGCCCCGCTCAATTTAGCCCCACATCCGCACGGCCATAGGCGCACGAATGACAGAATAGCCGTAAAGTACGTCAATCCGGCAAGGCATACGGTCGTTGTTGATGTCGTACTGACGAACGATACGCATCGAGATACCGTTATGGACTTGACGCGAAGCCATGTCCACACCTTGAGGCAGCAACAGGTCAGCCGTGGCAAACGTGATGGCATCCTTTTGATAGGCCAGATTCTGCGCGTACTGCGTTGAAGCAGCGCCCAGAACGGTTACAGCAGCGCCGTTTACTGGGAACGAATCCACAGTCGCCAAAGCGTTGGCCGAGGTGAAGATGGCGGGGGCGACGCTAATGGAGGCCCAAGTTCCGCTTGATGCGGTAGCGTCAGCGGTTACAACAAACTGTTGCAGACTGCCGGTGGACTGGCGGGTCTGTGGGTTGACCGAGTACACGTTGGCAATAGTGAATACATCGCCCTGCTTGAACGTAGCCGAGCCAGAATCGCCAGCGATGGACAAAGTGGTGGCGCCTTGGGTGCTGGTCGTGCCGCTGATGGTCAGCGTGGCAGCGGTTGCGGTGCGCGTGCCGGTCGTGTGATTCACGATGGACTGGCTCATGTTCACTTCGTCATAGCCCAGAACACCCGTGCCCATCATGCCCGAAGCAAACTGCTTGCTGATCGTGGACGTTGGGTTGAAGAAACCCTTCATGCCTTCGACCAACTGCGCGTTGGCAGCAGGGTTCACCGTCAAGTAACGGTTGTTCATCATGGCAGCGTATTCGTTCATCTTTTGCTGCGCTTGCAGCATGACCAACGAGGTGCCGGGGGTGGTGCCAGGGGTGCCGACCGACGAGTAGATATTCTTGTAGGCGTTAGCCACATCGTTGTCAATGCTGGATGCCAATTGCGAGATACGTGGCTTGAGCACGCGGTCAGCGAAGTCATCCAACTGCATCGTCAGTTCAGCAGAGGTGAAGTTAACACCAATGTGCTTTTGCGAAGCCACGGACAGGGTGGTGTACTGCTCGTTGTCGTCCTGCACTTGCAGGGCCGCGCCGTCAGTTACCAAAGCGCGGTCAGGCAGGCGGATCCGCAGGGTGGAGCCGATCTTGGCGCCCTCAACAGCAAACGAGTCGTCGTACTGACGGTTGACATTGCGGGTCAGGACCAAGTTATTTTCGAGAATCTCAAGCGCTTTGCGCGTGATCATGTCGATTGTGAGAATCGAATTACTCATTATGTTTCCTCAGAAGTTAGCGGTACTTGTTGGATGCTTCCATCTTCTTGATCTGGCGCTGACGTTCTGCGGCGATCCATTCGGATGTAGACATCGACTTGATGGACCTAGGGTCCGTGGTGTCGTAAACGGCGGGAGCAGCGCCCTTACCCTTGATCGGTGTGATCGGGGCAGGAGCGCTAGAGACTTTCTTCACTGGCGGCTCAGAAGCAAGTTTTGCCTCCAATTTGCCAATTTCTTTTGCTTGCAAAAACGGAGCTAAACGAGAGATACGATCCGCTTCTTTCGGGTTTGACCCCAAGTAGTAGGCAACATCAGGCCCGACTTCCGACGCTTGAATCGTCTGCGCCATCACTTCAGTGATTCGTAGGCTAGGGTTGTACGCGACTTGCTCGAAATCGTCGTATTTGGCCCTGGCTTCTTCCTCCTTGTCGTGATAGGTTTCAAGAATCTCGGCGTGTTGTCGTGCCTGCTCCCGTTGGGTCAGTTTTTCCTCTGCCTTACGCTCCGCCAATGCTTCGGCATATGCTTCAACAGACTCAAACTGATCCGCGGTCGGGGCTGTTACTGGTGCAGGTGCGGGTGCAGCCTGGTGATCTCTCTCCCATTTCCTCTGTTCTCTCGCAAGGCGTTTGCCAATTGCGGCATCAAGTTCTTCTTGTGTGAAGGTCTTGACTTCCGGCGTTGTAACTTCAGTCTCAGGCGCTGCCGTGGCAACCTGCTCTGGCGCGGGTATTTCCGCTACTACTTCTACTTCTTCAGTCATTGGTTGAATCCTAAGATTCCCTGGTCAACGGGCCAGTACGGTTAAATTTAGTTGCGATCCAGCGGTATTCAGCTTGGGCCTGCTCACGCCCGATCCACAGCGCAGCGCAGACTGCTGCACCAGCCCACCAGTTGCCGGTGGCAAAGCCAATGACGGCTTGCAGGCAAATGGAGATTAGGAGATGCTCAAGGTTGTTCATCAATCACTCGCCCGAGCCAAGACCTCAGCCGCAGCCAAACGCTGATCCAGCGGGCTAACCACCTTGGCGTTGACGATGGCTTGCTTAACCTCGTAGGCCATGTCCAGCACGGCACCGGGGAACTGCACTTGGTTGATCAATTCAAGCAGGAATTGCTTTTGGGCGGGGTTGTCTAAGGTCATGGTCAGGCTCCAATCAATCCGTTAGCTTTAAGGTCGGCGATCAAGGCGGCGAGGGTTCCACCTACTTGCGCCAAAGTTGCGCCAGTTCCCGGCAGGCTGGCGGTTTTGGCGATGCTGGTTGGCGTGCCGTAGCCCGTTCCTTGCGCCGCTGGCGTCGTACCAAAAAAACCCAGGCCAGTGGTGTTCACTTGCACCTTTGAGGTGGTGTCACCAGCCAGCAGGGAAACGCCGCCCGTGCCCTTGCCCTGCAAGTTAATCGTGGCATTGGTCGCGCCGCCAATTGCCGCCATCGTCGGGGTTCCTGATGCTGATCCAAGCACTCTCAAAATACTGTTTACGCTGGGGGTTGTTGCGCCAACAACAAAAGATGGCAAATTTAATTCGGCAGAGGTAAATGTGCCACCCACGTTAATAAAATATGGTACGGAGCCCAAATTCATATAAATTGCAGAGTTGCCTATTGCCACTCCGCCATTGGCGTTATTGAACGAAATGCCATATTTGAAATTAACCGCTGCGCTGTTGTTTGTAATGACAATCGCGGCTTCAGAAGTTTGCGTGCCCACCGCATTGATGGAAACGCCATAGGCAAGGCCACCCGCAAAATTGTTGTTGCTATCAAATTCTGCGGCAATGCCCGTTCCGGCGGCTAGTACATAACACCCCGCGTTAATTCCCCAACTGCGATTTCCTGTGGCGTTTACCACTCCGTTTCCGTAAAATGCTACAGTAGCGGCAGACGAGGTGTTTCCAATCAATACGGACGAAATTCCCGCAATATTGCTGTATCCGTTATATGCACTTCCGGCTGTTCTATATTGGGTAAAAAACCCAAAATTAGGGGATGCACCAATGGCTGTAATAATGTTTGATTGGTCAAGCAATCCTGTTGTAAAAGTTACGCCTGTAGCACTAGTTATAGTTGAATCTTTAACAGGAACGACAACATTAGATGCAAACTTGTATGCGCCAGCGGGTATGCTCCAGGGCGACGATTGAGATGACGCGCTGTTAAAGGCGGCGGTGTCGTCCGTTGCCCCGTCCCCCACAGCCCCAAAATCCTTGACGCTCACGCTCTCGCGCAGCTTGGCTTGCATCGTCGTAGCCACCGCGCCCGTGCCTGCTGGCGTGTAGCCGACAGCAGCGCCCAATGCGGTGACGGTCGTCTGCACCGTCGCGCTGCTCTGCACGACGGGGACAATCTCCGCGCCGGTCAGCGGGGTGACTGACGGTGGCAGTTGGGTGATTTTCTTGTTAGGCATTTAGTGCTGCCACTTTGTCTTGAAAAGCCTTGATCCGTGCGTCCAGCGCAGCGCGGTCGACCATTAGTTGAGCCTGGTTAGCAAACAGCATGGCGTCTTTGGAATCAAGGGCGTCCATTTGGGACTGCACGCGCGCTTCGCGGATACCAAGTTCTTTTTCGCGGGCGTCAGACTTGGCGACAAAATCGTCTTCACGGGCCGACAACTCTTTATCACGGGCATCAGCCGCAGTCTTTTGTGCTTTTGCATCCAGCAAATACGCCTTGGCGGCTGCGCGCAACGCAGCCGCTTCTTCGTTTGCTGCGGCCAACGCGGCAACAGCGTCAGCCTTGAGTTTTACGGTATCTTGCGCCGCAGCCAACGCGCCTTGCCGAATAGCCAGTTCGTCGCGCAGCGCAGCCATAGCCGCAAGGTCTTTGGGCATCTGCTGCGTAAAGTACGTCAGATAGTCCATGCCGGGGGTGTCGTTGGTGATGTTCATGCGTAGTACGTCACGTTGATTTTGGCACTTGCCGTTTGCTCAATAAAGAGAATCTTTGTAATGTCGCCATCATACTGCAACGTCACACCGACCGCCAAAGGCATACCAACTGAAGCGGTAGGCGCTACGCCGTCATCTCGCCAGCGCACGGCCTGCGTTTCTGGCGTGATGATGGCAATGGCTGGGCGGCACGACAGACCGTTCACATCCATAATCGGCACGGTCAGGGCGGTCGAAGCAGACAACGATGTGATCTGCTGATACCCCAATCGGGTCGTGATTGCTTTAAGGTTGGTGGACATCAAATCCTCTTT